ATTGTTGGATTTAAGGAGATTGATCCTATTTCATTGACTCCTTCTATCGAAAGAAATGCAGCTGGTCAAACTGTTCAAATCTGGTATCAATATTTTGGGGATAATGTAAAAGAAAGAAAATTATATGACTCCCAAGTTATTTATATCTCATATGCTAAGGGTAACACAACTAGTAGAACTAGCTACTGTGAAAGATTAATTAGATCCCATAATCTTTTAAAGATCATGGAGCATACCAGAATTATCTGGAACGTAATGAATGCCTCATTCAGAATTAAAATGACCGTTCCGGTTGGTACAAGATCTCCTCAAAAAGCGAAAGAAACTCTAGGTGAGTTGATGAGCATGTATAAGGAAGATATTAAACTAAATACAGATTCTGGGGAATTAAGCGTTAACGGAAGACCCAATTTACAATTCTATAAAAACTATCTTTTTCCTGTTCAAGGTGGGGAATCTCCAAAGGTAGAAACTCTTAATTCAGCAGGACCTAATTTAAATATTATAGACGCAGTTGTTTATTTCTTTAATAAGCTCAAGGCAGATTCTAAGATTCCTTTCAACAGATTTGCTGCAAGATCTGGCGGAACAGTAGGTACCTATAAAATCGGGGCGGAATCAGCAGAAAGAGATGAAATTAGATATAATAAATTTATTAATAGAATAAGATCCATCTATCAAGAGATTCTTTTAAAGCCTTTATGGATTCAAATGACCCTGGATCATCCAGAATTAAACAACGATACCATCTTTAGATCTCAATTAGGTCTTAAGTTTAATTCAGATAATCAATTCGGTGAATCCAAGGAAATTGAGCAATTAATCAAGAAAATAGATTTTATTGCTGGTCTTTCTGAGATTAAAGAAAAGAAAGGAGAGGAGGAAGTTCCATATTTCAGCCAAGACTTTTTAATTGATAAATTTTTAGGATTAACCAACGAGGATAGAAGGGTTAATGATATTTATAAAGAAAGAGACGAGAAAGAAAATGCAGAGGCTGCTGCACCAGCAGAAGGATCTGGCGATGCAGGAGGAGCTTCTGCCGGAGGAGCAGAGACAGCGGCAGAACCCGCAGCAGGGGGAGAACCCACAGCAGAACCAGCGGCAGAGCCCGCAGCAGAACCCGCAGCAGAACCAGCGGCAGAACCCGCAGCAGGTGGAGAAGCAGGGGTAGTTTAATTGAAACATTTTTTGTAACCGAGTTTTTCCTGTATATTTGATGTCTAAACTAAAATCAAATGCAGCAGGAATTAGAAATTCTTTTGGATGTCGAAAGATCAACTGGGGAGGGATCCCAGAAAAAGAAACAACAAATTATCTCGGAAAACTTATCCCCTAGATTGGAATACATCCTTTCTATTTGTTTTGATCCTTTCGTAACAACTAAGCTACACAAGCTAGACTACGAAGACAAGGAATGCAAAGAAAATCCCAAGTTATATGAAGAATTCTTCTCCCTATGTGAGGAGTTAAAAGCAGCACCAGCAATTAATGATCATTTAAGGCGCAAGGCTGAACGATTGATTGAATCTACTGGTTATCACATCGAACTCAAAAAAGTGTTAGCTAAAGTCCTTACAAAGCGAATGAACATAGGAATAGGTGCCAAAATGATCAATAAAGCTGTCGGAAAGGAACTAATTCCTGATCCTAGCCTTATGCTAGCAGAAGATGACCACAAAGTGCTGGATAAATGGGCATCTATTGTCTGCGAAGAGAAATATGATGGGGTAAGAGTTATCTGCGCAATAGAGGACAGAAAGCCTAGATTTTACACCAGAGCATTTAATGAATTAGACTCCAGATTTCTTACCCGTATAGCAAATCAGATTTTAGAACTTTCCCATGGAATAGATGGGATTTTCTTCGACGGAGAATTAACTGATTTGGACAGAAAGAGCGTGAGTGGAAAGGTTACCCAAATGATGAAGGGATCTCCAAAAGAAAGTATTGGAGACGACCTATTATTTAACATCTTCGACGTTGAACCAACAAAAACAATTAAAGATGGCAAAGGAATAACAGTTTACACCCAAAGAAGAGAGCTTTTGGAGCAATTCTTTAAGGATAAATCCTTTGAAAATATTAAAATAGCCCAAAAATGGGAAGCAAAAACCAAAGATGAGCTAATGCCTATCTACGATCAAATCGTTGCTAACGGGGGAGAAGGAGTTATTATGAAAGATCCTACTCATTTTTATGAATGTAAAAGATCTAAAAGTTGGATTAAGTTTAAAGAGGTGCAAGACTGCGATCTGGTAGTTACTGGATGGTATCCTGGCGAGGGAAAGAGGGAAGGATTTATCGGAGGATTTACTTGTATGGATTCTTCAGGAGAATATCAGGTTAAAGTTGGATCAGGATTTACAGAACAGGATTTAATTGAACTCTCTAAGAACCCTAATGATATAATAGGTAAAATCGTTGCTATTCAATACAATGTTCCTATTGAGGACAAGAATGGTAACAAATCACTTTTCTTACCTAGATTTATTGAGGTTAGAAATGATAAAACAGAGCCAGAAAATTTAGTAATAAGATTTAACAAGAATAAATGATTAATTCACTTTTAACAGAAAAACTCAGACCTAAAAAATTAGAACATATGATTCTTCCGCAGAGAATCAAGGATGTTTTTAAAAATGGGTTACAACAGAACGTTTTACTTACAGGATCTCCGGGATCTGGTAAAACCTCTTTAGCAAAAATTCTTTCAGAGAATTCCCCACGGCTCTTTATAAATGTATCTGACGAGAGTTCAGTGGAAACTGTTAGGGAAAAAATAACAGGATTCTGTTCTACTATCTCAATCATGAACGAAGAGAATGCTACAAAGGTTGTGGTATTAGACGAGTTTGATGGAGCATCAGACCAATTCTACAAAGCTCTTAGGGGTACAATAGAAAAATTTGCTAAAAATACCAGATTTGTAGCTACATGCAATTGGATCAATAAAGTACCAGATCCTATTAAAAGTAGATTCGAGGTATTTCTTTTTGATCCAGTTAATAAAGAGGAAGAAGCTGAATTAAAGAAACAGTGGGAAGATAGAATTGTTCTCATCTTAGATAAGATGAATATTTCTATCGAGGAAAAAGCTTTACATTCTTTTGTAAAGAAATACTATCCTGATATGAGATCTGCTCTTAACTGTATTCAAAGATGGCAGATACAAGAAATCACAGAGATAAGCGAGCAAAAAGTATCAGAATCTTCTTGGGATTATGAAGAAATTTACGATTTACTTTTCCAAAAATTAGATCCAGTCAAAAGCTACCAAATCATAGTTGGACAATATTCCAATTCGGTAGGTGAGGTAATGGAATCTTTAGGACGGGAATTTATTGAATGGATTAGAGAAAAGAAATCAGAAAAGACTGCTATAATTCCAGCAGTATTAATTCTAGTTGCCCAGCATCAATCCCAAAGAAATCAGGTCATCGATCCAGTGGTTAGTCTTCTTTCCCTATTTTATTCAATACAAAAATTGACACAGTAATGGCATTCAAGGATAGTAAAATAATTTTGGTAGGCAGGGGAGGGTCAGGAAAAGACTTTATGAGAAAAAAGTTCGAGGAAAGAGGATTTAAATATTGTGTTTCATATACTAGCCGACCTAAAAGAGAAAACGAAAAAGAGGGTAAAGATTATTATTTTAAAGAAGAATCTTTCTTCGACAATAATATCCACAGGTTTTATGAAATAGACGACTTTAACGGTTGGAAATATGGAAGACTGATTGAGGATTTTGAAAGAGCTAGTCTTTTAATTATGACACCCGGTGGGATTAAAAAAATAAAACCGGAGCACAGGAAAAAATGTATTATCATCTTCATTGCTCCTGACAGAGAAATACTAAGACAAAGATTAGCGGAAAGAAAAGATGCTGATAGTGCAGAAAGAAGATTAATCGCAGACGATCAGGATTTTTTGGACTTTTTTGACTATGATATAAGAATAACAAATTCAGATTTTTAATATGGTTAGCGTAATTATAGACGGCAATTATTTATTTCATAAGACCTTTGCAATCTTTTCTGATTATGGGTCTAAACAACCAGGTGAAGTTTTATCACAAGCTTCTGAGCAGGGAATGTTCATGAGAAAGATTATTACAGATCTTTGTTATGCACTAAATCAATTACCCACCAATGGACATGTTATCTTTTGCAAGGATTCTAGATCCTGGAGAAAGGACCTAAAAATTGAAAGGGCTGATTATAAAAGCTCAAGGGTTAAAGATGAAAAGGTTGATTGGGGTTCTTTTTTTGATTTAATGGACGAGTTTGGTAAATTTTTAGAAAACAATGGGTACATCTATTCAACAGCTCAGGGAGCAGAGGGAGATGATCTATTATGGTTTTGGAATGATAAGCTAAAAAAGAACGGGCATAATGTTGTTGTTCTATCCGGTGATAAAGACAGTCATCAGTTAGT